GTGCTTACCGATACAAAATTAAAAAACCTCAAGCCGCAGGACAAACTATACAAAGTCTCCGATCGTGACGGGCTGTATGTAGCTGTGCTTACGTCAGGTACGGTCTCGTTTCGCTATGACTACCGTATCAACGGTCGCCGCGAAACACTGGTAATCGGGCAGTATGGGCGTGACGGTATCAGCCTGGCAGAAGCGCGGGAAGAACTGATTGCTGCAAAGAAGCTGCTTAAAGCAGGCCAGTCGCCGGCTGCGGCTAAACGTGACGGTATCAAAAAGATTCGTGGTGCCGAGACGTTTGCGGTACATACCGACAGTTATATGAAACACGTCATCCTGGCTGACAGTACCCGCGCAATGAAGCAGGCGGTGATCGACCGTGACATACTTCCGGTTCTTGGCAACAAAATGATGGCTGAAATTACCACATCGATGGTTCGTGATTTGTGTGACCGGATTGTCGAACGCGGTGGTCGGGCAACAGCAGTACAGGCCAGGGAGATCATCAGCAGCGTATACCGTCACGCTAATGACCGTGGTCATGGTTTGTTTAATCCTGCGGCTGACATTAAACCTTCGTCTATCGCCATATTTAAACCAAGAGAGCGAACACTGACACCAGAAGAAATTGGCCTGTTCTTCCGCACGCTGGATGCCATTGGTGCTATGGGCACTATGAAAATGGCTTTAAAGTTGGTGCTTATCACTATGGTTCGTAAAGGCGAATTCACCAATGCAACGTGGGATGAAATAGATTTTAAAAAATGGACATGGACAATTCCTTCAGACCGCATGAAAGGAAGCCGGGCGCACGTTATTTACCTGCCTAAACAGGCACAGGATATATTGGTCGGGTTGCAGATGTGCGCTGGTGGAAGTGAATACCTGGTTCCTGGTCGTTACAATTTCCGGAAGCCATTATCTAATGCCGCACTGAACTCTCTGATCGACAGAACGGTGAAAATAATAAATGAAGATGGTGAGCATATTCAGGACTTCACCGTACACGATATGCGCCGTACAGCCAGTACGTTGTTGCATGAGGCTGGTTATCCTTCAGACTGGATTGAAAAGGCTCTGGCACATGAGCAGAAAGGTGTGCGCGCCGTATATAACAAAGCGGAATACGCCAGACAGCGCGCCTACATGTTGCAGCAGTGGGCCGATATGATTGATTCTTGGATTGACGGGGAGCATACGGATCTGATTCCGTTCTCCCCGTCGAAGTTTGAGAAGTGGATGGCGGGGGAATAACGTTTAATTATTCTGCTGATTTTCTTCCATCTCTGCTTCTGCTGCCAGTGATTCAATTTTGTTTTCGAATATTGCTGACAGTGTTGCAAATTCAGCATCAGTGACAGCGGGAATTGGAACAAACCTGATCCCGCTGTGTGCAAGCATGTTTGCAGTTTCAAGGCATTTTCTTAAATCTGCTGGTGATGCCCTGTTCATACAGCACGCTCCCGCCCCTGGATGTCTGTTGGTGACAGCGGAGCATTGCTGAATGCATTTGTTAATCCGCCAATATCCAACGCGTATCCAGGGTGTAGTTGCACTGCCGGGTCTTCGCACTGATTACCCCAAACATCGAAGCCATGAGACGTCTGGCGGGCGAACAGTTCAATGCGAGAAACATCGCCTAATAATTGCACAAGTTTTTCACGAACGATATCTGGCTTTCTTGAATGCTCAAGCCGCGGTGCGGTAAATGACTGAACGATCCCTGCATTAATGCGCGTAGGTAGTTTTCCCTTTACCGCAAACAGGCAATCTTCACTATTGGCGCGAGTCATGTGTCCCATACCCATAACCAGTTTATCTGGTTGTCGACTACCACATTTTATCCACGTGAAGCCCTTCATCGTCATCAGACGGAATCCCCAGGCTTCAACAACTTTTAGTGCTTCGAGTGGTTGTGTTGGCACCCACCACATGGCCAACAGACAGTTTTCATCGGCCAAATCCCACACAGGAAGGCGGCAGATATCCAGCACACTCATAACCGGATATTTAAAACCGGCACCGCGATTACCATCTGCGGCTTTGTCCCGGTATACCCAGGGTGGATCTGCATAGATTAGTGTGTATTTCTTAGTCATAAACCACCCCGCAACATCCTATACCGCTATAGTCTCCACGGCGAAGGCCGTTACCTTTTGTGATACATTGGTCCCTGCGAACCGCGATCCTTGCACGCTCAACATCACCAGAAGCAACATCCATACACTGAAGCCAAAGGTGAGCGGCAATGCGGAACTGCCCTTTTTTCTCTCTTTCAATCGCGCGTTTTTCGATCTCTATCGCCGCAGGAGTAACGGCGACAATCTTTGACGGACTGCGCATTGAAACCTTGTTCATGTGATATTTTTCAAGTCGGCTTAACTTTCTCACTTAATCCAACCCTCTCTGAAAATTAATGCCAGCAGATAAAGCCATGCTGAAACAGAGGCCAGGAATAAGTACCATCCTGACCATTTGCTCCAGTGACTTAGCAGCACACTCATGCAGCGTTGCTCACAGGACGATATACACGTTGCTGAACAGGAGGCTTTTTACCCTGGAACTCTGCCGGGCTTGCTGCCTGACGTTCATCAAGCCAACGCTCAACTTCGTCACGGTTCCATGCGCAGCGTTTGTCAGTGATATACCAGCGTTTAGGAAATTCCCCTGCGCGCTCCATACGGTCGATAGTGCTCCATGACAGTGGCACCACCGCCAGGAGTTCCTTCTTACCTAATGCACCTTTCATAAATACCTCTCTTGGTTGCAGTGCGGCGCGTGTGGCACCGCGGTGGTGGTTACTCGAATTCTGGACGCATATCGTTAAGCGTCATCATGAATTTTTGGTGATATTCATCACCGAGCTTTTCAGCCATGGTGTTAATCTCATTTTCAGCGCGCTTGAACATCGTTTTTGCATCTTCAGCAGATGGATCCAGGCTATTAAGTATCGCGATGATATATTCTCGAGCTTCTTCTCGTTCTGAATCTGAAATTGGCGACAGGTGTTGACGCTCATCGTCAACTACGGAATATTCACCAGTGATAACAGCTGCGTTATCTTGGCTAAGTCCAGCTTCAGCGCGCTCATCCATAACAACAGCCTTCTGCATTTCAATAGAAACAGGAAGATATTTGAATAGTCGGCGAATTACTGTTTTTTTAGCCATCTCATCGAAGTGATCAACCCATGGGCCGCTGCTACCGGCTTTGCTCAGTGCACGAACTTTCTCAATGTCTGCCCGGCTCATAACTTCAAATTGGACTCCGCCATCTTTCAGTCGTGCAACGGCGTAAACGTGCGTTAATTCTCCGCGGTCACCTGTTTCGCAAGGTAAATGCTCGAGCGTTTCTTCCAGGCCGTATGAGTAGCTGAATTTGTCGTTTGTATGTACGGTACGAGCCGAGATACTCAGGATCTGCCCAGAGCGGCGGGCAAGGTCAATCATTCCGCGATAGCCGATAATCAGCTGTGCTTCTGTAGATACGGTTTCCCATCTTCCATTTACTTTCTGGCGTTTGTCGAACGGTATCAGGTAAGCGTGTCCAAGAGCTCCGCCTGGTTCAAGACCCAATTGGGCACATTGCATAATTGCCCCCAGGAAGCTGGCTTGGTCGCATGATGCAAGTTTTGGAACCTTTCGGATCTCTGTGGTTGCTATGCGCGCCAGACGGTCTGCTGTCATGTGCTTTGGAAGTGCCAAAGCCATCTGAGCTTTAATTTTTGGGTCTGCCAGAAGTCCGGCCAGAGTTGTTGGTTTCTCATTATGATGTGCAACTTGGTTACCGGTAGCCGCTGCCTTAAGTGCATTGATAGACATTTTTTCTCCTTACTTCATTCTGAAGACGCGTTGTGTCGTTGTTGTTTTGAATTTTTCGAATAACTCAGGGTGTACTGACTGGAATAGCTTCTGGTCGAATCTGTTGCTGATCTGAGATTTCCATGTGCAGAGCGGCTTTCCGTCCAGGGTCAGGACTGAGTGCTCTTGCATGTACATCTTCAGCTTCTCTTCTGATATAGCTATTTCTTCTTCCAGTGATTTTCTGCGTGACTTCATGTCTCGTAGATCGTTGAATAGTGCGAGTGCCTTTCCGTCAGCCTCGATACTTGTCCCGGCATCTTTCTCAAACATCAGCGATACATCGCTTACGCTGGTAGCTTCCGGCGGGTTAAGATTTTTCACTCGGTCCCAGAAAGCGATTTCTTTTTCTAAGATCGCCTGGATAGTTTCTTCATCACGCTCAACCCGATAGATTCGGAAGTCGTCGCCACCGATAAGCACACCGAAAACGCATACCTGTTTGTTTGTAACCATCAACCCGTGCATGGCCTGGGCCGTGTAATGCACAGGAATTGCATCTGTCTGGATTTCTCCCCATTCTTTGGCTTTGAACGGACTAACTGTTTTGATCTCAATGTTCTCGCCTGACGCTGCTTCTGCATCGATCTCAGCTGCAATAAAATCGTAATCACGGTGGATATAGCGGTTTCCGCGATGAACGATTTCCATCCCTGTTTCCTCAGAAAGCAGGTCTATTACGTATGGCTCCATACGCTGGCCACGCGTGAAAACTTTCTGCTTGCTTGGGTCTACTGGTTTGACACGTGGCTGGACCTTATCCAGATAAACCTCAAGCGGGGTGCGCCATGGGCTAATTCCAAGAATCCCTGCAACATCGCTTCCTCCGATGTATTTTGTTCTATCCATGATTCCAGCGTTCTGCATCATGCCGCTTCCCTCTGCCCATCAATCCGATCCGCCAGATCCCAGCGGGCGATAATTGCCATTGCCTCGCGCCGGTAGGAATCCATCAGTTCTTCGAACTCAGGGCTGTCTTTAGCAGCCTCCAGCACTTCCTGACGAACGCCTTTGCCTGTTACAACGTCGAAAGTTGAGGACAGTTGATGAAGTCGGATGCTCTCAATCAGTTCAACTTGTCGGTCATATAGCTGTTCTGACAGGCGGTAGTCCTTGTCGAATGCCAGCATGATTTTTTGAAGATTTTTCTGCTGATTAACGTTCATTATCAGCCCTCCCATATCTCGTTATCGTTGGCTACATCGCGAGCTTCTTTGCTGACGAAAGCCCACTTAATGCCTTCCTGTAAGGTGCGGAACTTCCAGCTCATGAATCCGCATGCAGTAACGCAGTACCAACCGTTGATGATTTTCCACTGCATAACTTGTTACCTCGGTCTGTTACCGTTGAGGTAATAATTATGCTTATTTGGTTTGGTGTCAATAGATATGAGTTAAAAAAATTACCCGTAAGGTAATCTATCTGGCAATAAAAAAGCCGCCATGAGGCGGCTTACTTACTGAAAACTATAGTTTTATTGTTTGCTTTTTTCGTTCTGGTTGATGACAAATTCAATGTAACTTTCGATCTTTGCTTTCTCGGTTTCGGGTAACAATGCGTAGCGTGAGCGGTCATAGTTGATAGTCGCAGGGTCGTGCGGGTGAATCAGTAGTTCATATCCGTGACGCCCGAATGCGGATGCAACATTCTCCAGGGTGGAAATGGAAACGCTGACCTCATTGTTTAACAGGCGGCTGATTGTCACCTGGGCGACGCCGGATGCGCGGTGAAGTTTTCCCTGTGTTGAAAGGTCGCGGCTTTCGCTCATCCAGCGTTCCAGGTTGTGAGCCGCCAGCTGACCTATATCGCTCGGGCCGACAGGCTGAAAACCCTCCTGAGAAAGCGAACGATCAATATCAAGCCAGTTACGGGGTTTATTGGCGGCAGCTTCAATTTTTCGTGCAACCTGGTCGCCGATAACCTTCTTGCCAAGAGCCCAGCGGTTTACCAGATTTGCCTGAGTTCCAAGTTTTTCTGCCATCCGCGTCTGAACACCATTGAATTCACGGTCGATCAAGTCGTTGAGATTTTGCCTGCGGACGTCCTGGATACTTTTCATTTTCTGGAAAATCGCCTCATATATGAATCAGTAGATGATTCAATTTAAAGCAATATTACCCAACAGGTAAATGCACCTCATAGGTAACTATCCTTGATTTTTGTTACCTTATGGGTGAATATTTATTATCTGAAATAAATATCAGGCAATAGCTATGAGCGATAACGGACATTTCGATTTCAAAAAGCACTGGCTTGCACTTACTCCGGATGAGCGTGAAGCCTTCGCACAGGAAGCCGGAACGACGAGTCACTATATCCAGACTCACTTAACAGGTAAGCGCAAAATGCCAGGTAAAGTATTGATGAATGGGCTTTTTAAAGCCTGTAAAACAAGACAATGGCTGCGCTCAAAAGCAGAACTGGCATACTTCTTCTACTCATGATATCCAGCCACAACCCTCTGTAGACCGCCATCCGGCGGTCTTTTCATATCTATTCGCACCTTAAAGGTAATAAAAAACCAAATCTGGTTGATCAAATTTTCCAATTGTGCAAAATAGCCAATATCAATAACAAAAAGGGGCGGAAAAATTGAAGATAGTAACCAGAATGGAGGCCGCAAAAGCCGGGTTAAATCGCTATTTCACAGGAAAGCGGTGCCGTCACGGCCATCTCTCTGAAAGGTATGTTCTGAACGGAACATGTGTTGAATGTGCAATGAATAGCGCCAACCGCCATCGTAATGAATTTGCTTGTGCACTAAAGAGTGCAAGAGGGGAAACCTATGGCAAGCAGCTGGATTAAGGTTGAAGTTATCACTCCTGATAAACCTGAAATTTTTCAGATAGCAGAAATTCTGGGTATTGATCCAGATGCTGTTCTTGGAAAGCTGGTTCGTATATGGGCATGGGCTGACCAGCAAACAATAGACGGTAACGCTGGCAGCGTTACAAAAGGAGTACTTGATAGACTCGCTTTTATTACAGGATTTGCTGACGCCCTCATTAGCGTCGGATGGCTTGCTTATCATGACGGCAAACTAATTCTTCCAAACTTTGAGCGACACAATGGAGAATCATCGAAAAAACGTGCACTTACGAATAGAAGAGTGGCAGAGCATCGAAAACGAGTAACGCAAAAAGTAACGCCAACAGCGTTACAAAAGGAGTTACCAGAGGAAGAGGAAGAGGAAGATATATATAAAACCCCACACATAGCGCACGTGCGCGAGGGTGCTCCGACCAGTGAAGCGAACAGTACGCCGTTGCAGGTGGCAGAACCTGAATTTCTGGATGGCCTGAGTGAACCCATCGGGAAATTTCCGATGACAGATGGCTGGCTACCGTCGCCAGATTTTCGGCGGCGTGCTGCGCTGTGGGGAACGGCCCTGCCGGAACCGGAATTTACACCTGCTGAACTTGCTGCATTCCGGGATTACTGGATGGCTGAGGGCAAAGTGTTCACGCAGGTTCAGTGGGAACAAAAATTCGCCAGGCACGTAAATCATATCAGGGGAAAATCAAAAAATGCCGGGAAAAGCGATGAGCTTGACTGGAATAACACTGACTGGATAGAAGGGGTGTGGGATGAAATCAACTCCAGAACTTCTCAATGAGTACGATCGCTTACGTGAGCATGGTGTTGCTGTGCATGAAGAGCGGCGTGACAGCAATGGCAAAAAGGAGCAGGTTGCTAGAATTTTCAATGAACTATTTGTCCAGTTACAGGCTGCATTTCCTGCAAGCGTTTCGACCATAAGGGAGCAGAACAAACTTAATGAATTCCGTAAGCAATGGATGCTTGCGTTTCTGGAGAATGGGATCACTACAATGGAACAGGTTAACGCTGGTATGCGCCACGCCCGCGCCAGTGAATCTCCGTTCTGGCCGTCGCCAGGGCAATTCATCAAGTGGTGCAAAGACAGCAAGATGGTTCTTGGCGTCACCATTGACGATGTGATGGCGGAGTTTCACCGGTACAGCAAGGAAAAAAGTTTATATCCTGGTGGTCCAGAAAGATTCCCGTGGCGGCATCCGGTTATGTACTGGGTCGTATGTGATACCCGCCGTGCAATGTATCAGCGCCAGCTTAGCGAGATTGAAGTTGAGAAACACGCGCGCAGGCTGCTCGATGATTGGGCGAAAAAGGTGGCTTCCGGACAGCAGATACCCGATCCGGTGATCAGCATACAGGCAAAGCCAGAGCCCATGAGTACACCTCCGGACACAGGGAGAGACGTTTACCACCCACCAGGGCGAAGTTTCGGGTGCATGCCTAACGCCGCCACCCTTGGGGGAATAACACCGGCTCAGTGGCTGATGGAGGAATACAGGCGGGGAAAGGCGGCAGGATTTATCAAGTAATACCAGCGCGATAGCGCATTTTTTTACGTCTCAACAATTACCTATCAGGTAATAAAATATTCTAAACTCTATTGATTTCGTGTCTTATGTGGTTTTTAATTACCTTAGAGGTAAATCATGAGAAAACAGATACAGGCTCTTGGTCGACTCAAAACAGGCCAGATGAACAAAACAGAATCTGCGTATTGCCAGCACCTTGGCTGCGTAAACGTGCAGGGGAAATCGCCTGGTATCGATTCGAGGGTATCAAGCTGCGGTTAGCTAATAACACGTTCTATACGCCAGATTTCGCTGTGATGCTCGCCACCGGCGAGATGGAACTGCACGAAGTGAAAGGTTTCTGGACCGACGACGCCAGGGTGAAAACCAAAGTCGCCGCAGATCAGTATCCGTTCCGAATCATCGGGGTAACGGTTAAGCCAAAGAAAGCAGGTGGTGGCTGGAACATCGAAGAGTTCTGAATCGACGATCTTTTTAGTTATCAATGTAATCAATAAGTTATGTGGATAAGCGAGGGTAAAGATGGAAAGTAATATCAAAGGGTTAGTTGCCGCCGGGCATGAGATGGCTTCGGAACTGAAAGCAGAATGTGGTGCCGTTGATATGCGCAGTGTGGCAAAGCTGATCAGCGATTTGGCAACGCAACTGGAAGTGCAACTGGTGCGTGCTAATGCGCTGGCAGCGGAGAATGCGGGGATGAAGTCTGGCGCAATGGACGAAATCAAGGTTATCAACCGTGGAGGTCAGGCATATTGCGTAAAAGATGGAGTGCAAGTTAATCCCATGTATGCAAGAGGGTGGAATGACTATCGCGCAAAGTCTCTGCAATCAGACACCCCAGCCACCGATGCTTTTCTGGCTGAAATTGAACGCAAAGCAATCCGAAAGTTCATTAACAGCATTGAACACATCCTGTGTGACAAGCTGTCTCCGTATGACACCGAAGAGATGCTTGAGGCTATGCGTATTTTTCTGGAAGAACAGGGAGGTGAGCAAAAATGACGATCACAAAACAACGGGTAGAAGAAATCATATTCCGCATTGAAATGTATGGGCATGGTGCAGGGTATACCGCCGAAGAGGTTTATGACCTGGCTGTACTGGCGCTGAATTTATCAAATATCGCAAACCTGAAGCGATACGAGCTTGATATGGATGGTTGTGACTCGTTCGGTCAGGATTGTGGCGCTGACATGACTGAAGATTCTGATGGCGATTATGTCCTGTTTGATGACGTGGTTAAGTTGTTTGAGTTTGATACAACCACTCAGAAGCTAGAAAGCCCAGCAAAGGAGTCAACCAGTGAGCAAAATTAATTACCAGGCACTGCGTGAGGCGGCGGAACGTGCAATTCCAGCAATGGAACGCCTGTTAATGTTGCCAGCTGATGATGATTTGTTAAGTGAACAGGAACTTAAAGATTATGGTGTGGATATTGATGCGCTCAACGCCTTCAAATTTCTGACCGGACCAGAAACCGTGCTGACGCTGCTGGATGAACGGGAAAGGAACCAGCAATACATCAAATCCCGCGACCAGGAGAACGAGGATATTGCGCTAACGGTAGGGAAACTGCGTGTTGAGCTTGAGGAAGCAAAATCAAAACTCAACGAGCAACGCGAGTATTACGAAGGTGTTATCTCGGATGGGAGTAAGCGTATTGCTGAACTGGAAGCACGGGAAATAAAACCAGCCAAAGGTGAAGTTCTTGTCGTTGTTTCTGGTTTTACTGGTTGCGGAAAAAGCGCCATTGCCGGGGAAATAGAAATCGCGATGAAGGCTATTGGTGTACCGGTTAAGTGGACTACTGGCGATGCAGAAAAGCGCATGACTGGCGCTGACTGGCTGACAGCAATTGAGATGTACAAACCAACTGTGCGCATTGTGGAAGTTAATGTGCCGCGCGTCGCTGGCATTCGCATCAAAGGAGACGCAGGAGAACAAAACGATGAAAAACCGTAAAGCAAAATTACTTCTTTTATCGCGTTCGACGGGGTACGAGAAGCTACCAATCAGCAATCACAAACGGGCGGTGATCGGCATGTTTGGTAGGGTGGTATTCGCATTTAACTATAAACCCACCGCGTCGCGGAACAGACGAGAGAAGGGGGACGCAGTGCGATGAAAAACCGTAAAGCTAAGATGCTTATCTCCCGTGTATACAGACTTTGCTATCCCAGCCAGTGGTTGAGAGTTAGCAATCGTCGTGTGGTGTTGTTTTCATTTTCTGGAATTGCCAGAGAGGGAGTTCGAGATAAGGGCAGCACGGCGCAAAACCGCTGGAAAAACCACTTGCGCACTAAAGGAGACTGATATGGCTATTGCCGCAAGTTACACCATGCATCTCTACTGTGATTGTCGCCAGTGTACAAATGGTAAATATCAAACGCCAGACTTCGGTGAGTATATCGGTACGTCATGGGCTGGCTGTGCAAAAGAGGCACGTAAGGATGGCTGGCGAATAAGCAAAGACAAAACACGTGCTTTTGCGCCAGGGCATAAAGTTTTAAGGATTAACAAATGACCACTATTACCAGAGAAAACGCGGAAATTAAATCATTCATCGCTGGTTTCCTGAGCGACCCGGCGCACGATAACCAATCTACAGACAGCCTGCTTGCCAATGTGTTTCGTATCGCACAGGCATCGCTGGAAGCAGAACCAGTTGCTTATATTTTCAAGCATCCGGCCGGGAAATTATTCTGGGCTTTAACGGATGAAAGCAATAAAGAGCAAGCGGACGTTATTCCTGTTTATGCTGCCGCGCCTGCGTCGGTTGTGCCGGATAATGCATCAGAGCCTCTTGCTTATGCTTACAAAGAGCTTACGCCTGAGATTATGCGCAACCATTTAGCTGTATTCGAGCGATATGGAATAGCCCCAAACGATAGCTCTACCACAATTCAGGCACTGCGAATCGCGCTGGATGGCAATCATACAGAGCAAAACCTCGATATGGTAGACCATTTCGGTGACGCCACCAAAAAGGCCATGCTTCATGGTGCCGAACCTGTAAGCCAAACTTACAAGTTGAACGAGCTATCTGGCAACTCTCCGGTAACTCCGGATGGTTGGATAAGCTGTAGTGAGCGAATGCCGGATGACGGGCAGTGGTGCGTAGTGAACACAGAATACGGGTATTACGTGCAATGCTGGTCTGAAGGTCAAGGATGGCTTGGTGATGATATCAGCATCCCTGAATGCGATGTAATCAATTGGATGCCGCTACCAGAACCGCCACAGGAGGTTAACCGTGGCTAACCTGCAACTTGCCGTCAAAGGTGAATACTTCGATGCCATGATTCGCGGAGAGAAAACGGAAGAGTATCGCTTGTGTAATGACTACTGGAATAAGCGAATTATGTTACGCGAGTATGACCGCCTGATTATCACAAAGGGATATCCGAAGCGCGACGACTCCAGTCGCAGAATTGATGTTCCGTATGGAGGATATGAAGTGAAAACAATCACACACCCCCACTTCGGTGATAAACCGATAAAGGTTTACGCGATAAAGGTGAATATTGATGGCTAAATCAGCAGCAGAGCGCAAAGCCGCTCAGAGAGCCAGACAAGCTGCATCTGGTGTGCGTAAGCTGGAGATTGTGCTTGATGCTCAGGAAATTGAAATGCTTGAGCGTAACTGTGCCGCGCGTCGCCCCGGGCGTGCGCCTTACGAATTTGGTGAGTATATAGCGTTACTTATCCGCCAGGATGATGCACGCGTGCGCGGGCGTATAAAATCGATCAGCAGAAAACGTTGCGGTAAGTGCGGCGAGAGAGTTCCAGTTAATTCATGCCCGTGTAATGGTGACTCGCAATGCTGGGTGACTAAAGGCTGGCATGAAACGAAATTAATAGTGTGACATGTCACGAGTAGATTATGCATGATGAATTTGATGTGTTTTGAATACTGCCGCCAACTATGGCGGCTTTATTTTGCATGGTACTATTACCACAACGGTAACTATTACCACGGTGGTTATGATGCCTGCTGAACCTAAAACCTATAAACGCAAATCAACGCAATTTAAGCCACTAACAGCAATGCAGGAGGCTTATTGCCAGTCATACATCAAAACGCCTGAAAACCAGACTCAGGCAGCGATTAACGCAGGATTCTCCCCAAATACAGCGGCAGTTAAAGCCAGCGTCATGATGCGCGATGAACGCATTCAAAAACGGATTGCCGAGTTGATGGAAGAGCGCAACAAACGAATGCGCGTCAGTGCTGATTACGTTCTCATGCGCCTGGTGGAGATCGACCAGATGGACGTGATCGATATCCTCAACGACGATGGGAGCCTTAAACCAATCCGTGAGTGGCCGAAAATCTGGCGCACTACGCTTAGTGGCTTTGATCTGTCATCGACCATCATGAACATGAACGAGGATTCGATAGAGACAATCCTCAAAAAAATTAAATGGCCTGACAAGGTGAAGAACCTTGAGCTTATTGGTAAGCATGTTGATGTCAACGCGTTCAAAGAACGTCTGGATGTTAATGTGAATGTGACAATTGCTGATCGCATAGCAGCAGCTAGGAAGCGACTCAAAGAACGTCAGGATGGTAATCAGTGACAGATACAGCGTTATCTCCTGAAGAGCAGTTAATCGAGGATATTGCAGGGTTCACTCACGATCCGCTTGGCTATGCCCTCTATGCGTTCCCTTGGGGGGAAGAGGGGACTGAACTGGCACATGCCACCGGTCCACGTCAGTGGCAGGCCGATGCGTTCCGAGAGATACGTGATCACCTGCAGAATCCAGAGACGCGCTATCAGCCGCTTATGCTGGCACGCGCTTCTGGTCACGGTATTGGTAAATCCGCATTCATCTCAATGCTGATCAACTGGGGCATGTCCACTTGCGAGGATTGTAAGGTCGTGGTGACCGCCAACACCGACAACCAGCTACGAACGAAGACCTGGCCGGAAATTATCAAGTGGTCGAACCTTGCTATCACGAAAGACTGGTTTACCTGTACCGCTACCGCGATGTACAGCAATGATCCTGGGCACGACAAGCGGTGGCGAGCTGACGCAATCCCCTGGTCTGAGCACAACACTGAGGCATTCGCCGGACTACACAACGAGCGCAAACGCATCATCGTGGTATTCGATGAAGCGTCGAACATTGCGGATCTGGTGTGGGAAGTTGCTGAGGGTGCGCTTACGGACGAAGACACTGAGATTATCTGGGTGGCGTTCGGAAACCCTACACGTAATACCGGGCGTTTTCGCGAATGTTTCCGCAAATACAAACACCGCTGGAAAACTGCGCAGATTGACAGCCGGACGGTGGAAGGTACTAACAAACAGCAGTTGCAGAAATGGGTTGATGACTACGGGGAAGACAGCGACTTCGTTAAAATCCGTGTGCGCGGCATATTCCCTGATGCATCTGAATTGCAGTTTATCCCTACCGGTCTTACTGATGAGGCAATGAAACGGGTGGTAACCGCTGCGCAGGTGGCACATGCTCCGGTGATAATCGGTGTTGACCCGGCATATTCAGGCGTTGATGACGCGGTGATATACCTGCGGCAGGGGCTGCATAGTAAGGTGCTATGGACTGGCAACAAGACCACCGACGATCTGATTATGGCGAAGCGCATCGCTGACTTTGAAGACCAGTATCAGGCTGACGCGGTATTCATCGACTTCGGTTACGGAACCGGTTTGAAGTCAATCGGTGATGGCTGGGGACGTACATGGCAACTTGTTCCGTTCGGTGGTGCGTCAACTGACCCTCAGATGCTCAACAAGCGCGGGGAGATGTTCAACTCATGCAAGACATGGCTGAGGTTGGGCGGGATGCTGGATGACCAGGAAACAGCGGACGATCTGTCTGCGGCAGAGTACAAAGTTCGCGTGGACGGTAAAATCGTTATCGAACCGAAGGAAGATATCAAAGAACGACTTGGGCGTTCACCTGGTAAAGGCGATGCGCTACTGCTGACGTTTGCGTTCCCTGTGTCAAAGCGTCTGCTAATTCCCGGGCAGCAGAACCAGCAAGGCAAGGCCATTACAGATTACGATCCCTATGCTTAATCCGCTGGTGGGGATAATGTCGTTGATATCCTCTGGTGAGGATAAAACAAAGCCAGCTCGTAGGCTGGCTGTTTGTGACATGTCACGGTGTTATTGCTCGCTTAACTTCTGCTTCAGCAAGTAACCTTCAAGCATCCAGATTTTGTTTACAGCATTCTGCCGGGCAATCTTCCGACCAATTTCTGCATCAAAGTTTTCCGGGCTTGCACAGGCGCTCTCTCCGGTGACGGTGAAGCCGTTGCGCAGCACCAGGACGCAGAACGTCAGCAGAGAAAGTGATTCGTGCGGCTGGTAGTTTACCTCTCCGCCAGTATGTTTCGCTTTTATGGCTTTGCCAAAGGCACCATCCTCTGCTGTGAAATATGCCTCCTGAGCAATAATGCTTTCGATATGGTCTGGCGTAACGCGCGGAGCAGTTTTGCCTTTCTCAACGATTTCTTTTTCGATTTGCTGGTCGTTCATAATCTCACCTTAAAAAAATGCCCGGCGAACCGGGCGAACTGGAAGCAATGAGTTATGCCTTCCGTGGCTGTACTGGTTTACAGCATGAAGTCATCGCAATGGCGTCCTGCTGTAAAAAGGGCGGTGATAGTCCTTCAAGGGAAACCATCACCGCCAAGCCCCTGGAACTTCTGGCATCACGGTCCTTAGGCGTGATTCTGGCGTGGCATGCAGGATTCGAACCTGCGACCAACCGCTTAGAAGGCGGTTGCTCTGTCCAGCTGAGCTAATGCCACAACGCTGAGAGCACTTAGCCTGTTAAGGCGCCACACTTTGTCGCGGCTCCATAAATGCTCTCATCGTTGTACCCTCGTCTCTTCCGAGGCGTTACACCGAATCGCCGGGATGGTGAATCCCCGTGCGCGGAATAAAACCGCTCGACTTGCACATTCCGGCTACCTGGTTCGTTTGCCCGAGCAAGGGAGGGTGCCCCTTAAACGTATCCAGACCGCTATCGGCGCATGTGCCATACGCCGTACTGCTCAAAATAAAAGCTCACTCCACCTGTTCAATTTAACGACAAGCCAGTCAGGTTAATAACCGGAATGAACTCTTTGCTTACCTGAAAGGTAATAATTAGTGCGTTAAATGTCAAGTATCTACGATAAATAAATCACATGTGGTTAAATTGGTAATAATTTAATTGCGTACGGAGTCATTGATATGTGCATGGGTAGCTCACCATCAGTGCCTGCAACACCAGAAGTTCAGGCAGCACCACAGGAGCAGGATGCCGCCGTTGTTGATGCCCGCGACGAAGAAACACGTCGCCGTCGCGCTGCTGCTGGTCGTAGTTCTACGCTGCTTACCGGTTCTCAGGGCGACACATCAACCGCTAATACCAGCGGTAAAACGCTGCTTGGTCAGTAACCGGAGTCATTGAAATGGCGGAAACAACTAAAGAGCGATTGAACAAACAGTTCGCACAACTTGAAAGCGAGCGTCAGTCGTTCGAGCCGCACTGGCGCGAGTTGAGTGATTACATCAACCCGCGTGGTTCCCGCTTTCTGACTTCTGAGGTCAACCGTAACGATCGACGCAATACACGCATTATTGATTCGACCGGGACTATGGCGGCGCGCACTCTCGCCAGCGGCATGATGTCAGGCATCACAAGCCCCGCGCGTCCGTGGTTTCGCCTGGCTACGCCAGATCCTGAAATGATGGATTATGGCCCTGTTAAGTTGTGGCTTGAGGCGGTGCAGAACCGCATGAACGATATGTTCAATAAGTCGAATCTCTACCAGTCTCTTCCGCAGTTATACGGAAGCCTCGGCACATACAGCACTGGTGCAATGGCGGTGCTGGAGGATGACGAGGACATCATTCGCACAATGCCATTCCCGATAGGCAGTTACTACCTGGCTAACTCACCTCGTGGCAGTGTGGACACCTGTTTTCGCAAGTTCTCTATGACTGTTCGTCAGCTTGTTCAGGAGTTCGGGCTAAATAACGTCAGCAAATCCGTAAAAAGCATGTGGGAAAGCGGCACCTACGAGAAGTGGATTGAAGTGATGCATTCGGTTTACCCGAACATTGACCGCGATACATCGAAGCTGGATAGCAAGAACAAGCCATTCAAATCGGTTTATTACGAGGTCGGTGGCGATAACGACAAGTTGTTGCGTGAGTCCGGATTCGATGAGTTTCCAATTATGGCTCCGCGCTGGGAAGTTAACGGCGAAGATGTTTATGGATCATCATGCCCGGGTATGCTGGCGCTTGGACCTGTTAAGGCATTGCAGCTTCTCCAGAAGCGCAAGTCGCAGTTGATTGATAAAGCCACCAATCCTCCGATGGTTGCTCCGACTTCCCTCAAGAATCAGCGCGCCTCCCTTCTTCCTGGCGACATCACGTATATCGATCAGATTACTGGTCAGGATGGCTTCAGGCCTGCTTATCTGGTTAACCCCAGTACAGCAGATTTGGTGGCAGACATTCAGGACACTCGTCAAATCATTAACAGCGCCTACTTTGTCGATCTGTTCATGATGTTGCAGAACATCAATACCCGCTCGATGCCTGTTGAAGCGGTGATCGAAATGAAAGAAGAAAAACTTCTGATGTTGGGGCCGGTTCTGGAGCGTCTGAACGACGAATGTCTTAATCCTCTCATTGACCGCGCTTTCTCGATGATGGTGCGTAAAAACATGCTGCCGCCACCGCCTGACGCGATGGAAGGCATGCCACTGAAGGTCGAATACATTTCCGTCATGGCTCAGGCGCAGAAGTCTATCGGCCTGTCCAGTCTGGCGTCCACGGTTAACTTCATTGGTCAACTTGCACAAGCGAAACCAGAAGCTCTCGACAAACTCAACGTTGATCAGGCGATCGATGCATTCGCTGATATGTCTGGAGTGTCTCCAACCGTCATTGTTCCGCAGGAACAGGTTGAGCAGGCTCGCCAGCAACGGGCACAGCAGCAACAGCAGCAACAAATGATGGCGATGGGGATGGCGGCGGCACAGGGTGCCAAGACGCTAAGCGAAGCTAAAACTTCGGATCCGAGTGTTTTGTCAGCTATGGCGAATGCAGTTAGTGGTCAGGGTGGGCAATCACAATGACAGATTACGAAGACGATCAACTGAAAGAAGAAAACGCCCGTAAGCAACGTGACATGGCACAGCGTGAAATTGATGACATTCGCTTTGTCATGAGCAGTGAACAGGGGCGTCGCGTTGTCTGGTCTGTGCTGGAGAAAGGCCGTGTGTTTTCCGCTATCTCACCGATGGACGCTATGGCAATGGCATTTAATGAGGGGCAGCGCAATCTGGCGCTGGAACTGTTTCAGCGCGTTATGGCGCATTGCCCTGAACAGTATTTGAAGATGGCCAAAGAGGCCAGTGAACAGGAGTGATCATGAATTTATTTGAGCGTTTGCTGTATCGCCGTCTTTGCAATGAGCAACCAGTCGATGGTGGAGCAGCTCCGGCTGCGTCAGAACCGTCAGCGCCTGCAGGTGATAACCCTGCTCCAGCTGGTGATCCATCACAACAAGAAGGTGATAAGCCGCAACCTGTTGCTGATGGCGATAAACCTGCTGATGACAAAAAGCCTGAAAGCGATAAGCAGGGTGAAAAAAAGGACGGCGATAAACCGGATGGTGCGCCGGAGAAGTACGAGTTTCAGGCTGCCGAAGGCGTAGAGCTGGATACAGAAGCGTTAAAGGAATTCGAGCCGGTGGCGCGAGAACTTAACCTGACCAACGAGCAAGCGCAAAAGCTGGTTGATGCTTATCCGAAGATTCTGGCAGGTGTTCAGCAGCGCCAGGCAGAAGCCTGGCAGAAAACAACCGAGCAGTGGGCTGCGGATGTAAAAGCTGACAAAGAAATCGGTGGCGACAAGTTGATTTCTAACCTTAGCGCCGCACAGCGTGCGCTTGACCAGTTCGGGACACCTGAACTCAAAGAATATCTGAACACCACCGGGCTGGGTAATCACCCTGATCTGGTCAAAACGTTTGTGAAAATCGGAAAGGCTATGTCTGAAGATGGCATGGTCACCGGTGGTAATGAAGGCCAGCGTAGTGCGGCCGAAGTGCTCTATGGCAAATAAGAGAGGAAATAACAATGACTGTTAAAGGCTTAACTGCGCTAACGCTGGCTGACTGGGGTAAGCGCGTCGATCCAAACGGGAAAGTCGATAAGATTATCGAGCTTCTCGGTCAAACTAACCCGATCCTTCAGGATATGCCTTTTGTCGAAGGGAACCTTCCTACCGGACACCGAACCACCATTCGTTCTGGTTTACCTTCAGCTACCTGGCGTTTGCTGAACTATGGCGTACAGCCAAGCAAATCAACCACAGTGCAGGTAACCGATTCCGTTGGCATGCTGGAAACCTATGCTGAAGTCGATAAGTCACTGGCTGATCTGAACGGCAATACCGCCGAATTCCGCCTGTCTGAAGACCGCGCATTTATTGAAGCGATGAATCAGCAGATGGCGCAGACGCTGTTTTATGGTGATTCCAGCGTTAACCCTCAGCAGTTTATGGGACTGTCCTCCCGCTATTCCAGCCTGTCTGCAGGTAATGCTCAGAACATCATTGATGCTGGTGGCACGGGTACAGATAACACCTCAATCTGGTTAGTGGTGTGGGGCGAAAACACCGTGCATGGCATCTTCCCGAAAGGGCAGAAGGCTGGCATTCAGATGGAAGATAAAGGCCAGGTGACACTTGAAGATGCTAATGGCGGCAAGTACGAAGGCTACCGTACCCATTACAAATGGGACAACGGACTTGCTCTGCGTGACTGGCGTTATGTTGTTCGCATTGCAAACATCGATGTCAGCAATCTTTCAGAACCTTCCTCTGCCGCAAATATTGCGAAGTTGATGGTTAAAGCACTGCATCGCATTCCAAACCGTGGCATGGGTCGCCCGGTGTTCTACATGAACCGCACTGTAGGCCAGGCTCTTGATTTGCAGTCTCTGGAGAAAACATCTCTGGCGATTAGCGTAAAAGAGACTGAAGGCGAGTGGTGGACGTCATTCCGTGGTGTACCAATCCGTGAAACTGATGCGCTTCTGGAAACAGAAGCCCGCGTGGTGTAACGCCTGTTATTAACCTGTGGGTCGTAACAGACCCACTAATGGAGAAAGAAGATGATCACCGACAAACTGTTGATGTTCTCCGAAGCACAGGCGGTAACTGATACCGCGGCTTCTACTGACGTAATCGATCTCGGTCCAATTGACGGAAAACGTCGTGATATCGGCGTGGGTTACCCGCTTGAGTTTTGGGCGCTGGTTAACACAGCCGCCGCAGCAAGCGGTGATGCAACTGTAAACATCCAGTTGCAGACGAGTGAGGATAACAGCTCATGGACCACTATTTATGATAGTGGTGCACTGGCAAAGACCACCCTGACAGCAGGTAAACGAGTTGTTTCTGCAAAGGTGCCTGCCGGTGTTCAGCGATATCTGCGTGTTAACTACTCCGTCGCAACTGGCCCACTAACGGCTGGCGAATTCACTGCTGGTATCAGTCTTGATGTTGATGCCAATACGCCGTATCCGACCCGCTCAAAAGTAACTGGTTAAGGTGATATCGATGTCAGGTGAGAAACCAAGATACCGCGTTCTGCGCCTCTCTCATATCCATAACACTCTGTGGCCGGAGGGGGCAGAAATCGAATACGAAGGTGAGCCTGGTAGCGCACTGGAACCTGTTAACGATGCAGCCAGACAGGCAAAAGCAAAGGTTGCAGGAAAGGTGACTATGGCAGCAACCAGCACCAAAATCATCAACGATGTGTCAGATGATGGTGAACTGGATAAGCTCCGTGAAGAGTACGAATTGCTCTTTAACGAGAAGCCACACCATAACGCCAAAGCCGAAACGCTCCGCGAGAAGATCGCAGATAAGCGTAAAGAACTGGGCGTGTAAGCCTCGCGAATCAGACAAGGGGCTTCGGCCCCTTTATTGCAGGAGTGTATATGGAACTCGTAAACCTCAAAACCGGCACTGACAGCTACCAGGATGAGAGCGGAGAAACCAGAACTCGCGATGAATACCCGTGGGGGCTGTGCATCACTCTTAATAACGACACATTGAATAAGCTGAAGGCGCAACCTCAGGGCGTCGGAACAGAAGTGATGATAACTGCAAAGGCTGTTATTCGAGGCCTGTCTGCCAGAGAAACTGACGATGGTGTTAATCGCAGCGCCGATCTGCAGATCACTGATATGGCGATCGCTCCTGTTTCCGGGGATGTAGAAAAATCAGCGGCTGAAACACTGTACGGCAATGGGGGTGAGTAATGGCCTCTGTAGTAGAGATCTGCAATCGTGCGCTGTCCAATATTGGCAATAGCCGCAGCATTAACAGCCTGACGGAAGCCAGCAAGGAAGCGGGGGAATGTTCACTGCACTTTGAGGCCTGCCGTGATGCTGTGCTTTCTGATTTTGACTGGAACTTTGCTACCAAACGCGTGGTGCTTGCAGATACGAACAATCCACCGCCTGACTGGGAATATGCGTACCAGTACCCGTCCGATTGTCTGCGCATTACTGAAATTATGCTTCCTGGTGTACGCAATCCAACAACAGCAATGCGCGTTCAGTACGAAGTTGGTGCAGACACCAACGGAACAGGAAAATTGATCTACACAGACCAGCCGCAGGCATGGCTCAAGTATGTCTCTCGCGTTTCAGATGTGAACATGTTTGATGCCATTTTTATGGAGGCGTTGGCCTGGCGTCTTGCGGCAGCTATTAACATGGCGCTGACTGGGAATGCAGACCTCGGTACGTTTGCCCTCAATATGTACAATCGCGTGATTCTTAGTGCTGGCTCGCATAGCCAGAATGAATCACAGGAACCTCAGCCACCGGTTGATGAGTTTACCATTGCGAGGTTGTCCTGATGGCTATCAGTTGGATCCAGCCCAGCTTTGCTGGTGGTGAGATTGGACCGTCGTTGTACGGACGTATCGACATGGCGAAGTACCAGGTGGCATTGCGCAAGTGCGATAACTTTATCGTGCGGCAGTATGGCGGCGTTGAGAATCGACCTGGTACGCATTTTGTCGGTGCCGCCAAATACCCAAATCGGAAATGCCGCCTGATCCCGTTCCAGTTCTCGACGGTTCAGACTTATGCTCTGGAGTTCGGACACCAGTACATGCGCGTTATCAAAGATGGTGCGTTGGTGCTGAACAGCAGCAATGTTATTTATGAAATTGCCACGCCATATACTGAAGCCGATCTGTTCAGAATTAAATTCACGCAAAGCGCAGACGTGCTTACGCTGGTTCATCCGGCATACCCGCCGAAAGAGTTGCGCCGCTATGCGCATGACAACTGGCAACTGGTTGATGTGGTAACGAAGAACGGGCCATTTGAAGATATCAATATTGACGAGTCAGTGACGGTTTATGCCAGCGCCAGCACCGGGACAATTACGTTAACGGCAAGCGCCTCTATTTTTGGCGCGGAGCAGGTAGGCAAATTGTTCTATCTGGAACAGCCAGCAGTGGATTCAGTACCGGTATGGGAAACCAGTAAGAGTACGTCGATTGGCGATATTCGCCGTGCAGACAGTAACTACTATCGCGCCGTTACAGCAGGCAAAACAGGCACTTTGCGCCCTTCGCATACAGAAGGCACATCATGGGATGGCTGGGGCGGCTCCGGTGATGATGATACTGGCATTGAGTGGGAGTATCTGCACAGTGGTTTTGGCATTGCCCGTATAACTGCTGTAAATGGCACTACTGCAACTGCTGAGGTGATTTCCTATATCCCTTCGCAGGTCGTTGGCGAGGATAATGCCAGCTATAAATGGGCTAAATATGCCTGGAACAGTGTTAATGGTTATCCTGGCACTGTTGTTTATTATCAACAGCGTCTTTACTTCGCCGCATCGACTGCGTTCCCTCAGACTATCTGGGCCAGCCGTACTGGGGATTATAAGGATTTTGGCAAAAGCAATCCTACGCAGGATGACGATAGAATTATCTACACCTATGCCGGGCGTCAGGTTAATGAGATCCGCCACCTGATTGATGTTGGTTCGCTGGTGGCGCTGACTTCCGGAGGTGAGTACGTCATCACCGGCGACCAGAACAAAGTGTTAACCCCATCATCATTTGCATTCAGCTCTCAGGGATCAAATGGCTCAAGCAACGTCCCACCAATTGCCGTGGCGAATATTGCTCTGTTCGTCCAGGAGAAAGGCAGTGTTGTCCGTGATCTGGCCTATTCATTCGATGTTGACGGCTATCAGGGGAACGACCTTACTATCCTTGCCAATCATCTTTTTCAGAAGCACAGCATTGTTGACTGGTGCTTCTCGATTGTCCCTTACTCCAGTGCCTTCTGCATTCGTGATGACGGTAAATTACTGGTGATGACCTATTTGCGTGATCAGCAGGTTTTTGCATGGGCACCACAATCCAGTACCGGAAAATATGAAAGCACATGCAGTATCAGCGAAGGCAATGAAGATGCGGTGTATTTCGTCGTTAACAGAACCGTTAACGGGCAAACAGTGAGATACATCGAGAGACTGTCCAGCCGTTTATTTACCAGCGATGAAGATGCTTTCTTTGTTGATTCTGGCCTTAGCTATGATGGAAGAAATACGTCTGACAGAACGATGACCATCACTGGTGGTTCTGGTGAATGGGATTACCACGCGGAATATACAATCAGTGTTTCTGGTGGTGCGTACTTCACCAGTAGTGATGTTGGTGCGCAACTACAGTTCCCTTATACCGGAGCTGATCCTGATACTGGCGATGAAGTGTCAAAAGAATTACGTTGCGACATTATTTCTGTAACCAGCAATACCGCAGTAGTGGTTCGTGCTAACAGGAACGTCCCGCCATCCCTCAGGAATGTGGCCACCACGAACTGGCAGATGGCGCGCCGGACATTTGGCGGCTTGTCTCATCTTGAAGGCCAGACCGTAAACATCCTCTCTGATGCGAACGTGGAACCACAAAAAGTGGTTTCCGGAGGTGCCGTCACGCTGGAATCACCGGGGGCTGTTGTGCACATCGGCCTGCCAATAACTGCTGAATTCGAAACACTGGATATCAACATTAACGGACAGGAAACGCTGCTGGACAAAAAACAGGTGATCCCGTCCGTTACTCTGGTTGTGAATGCCAGTCGCGGCATCTGGGCGACTACGCCCGGCGGTAAATGGTACGAATATCCACAGCGTGAATTCGAGTTCTACGATGATCCTGTTGATGATGCTACCGGAAAAGTAGAAGTGAAACTGGACAGTAACTGGGGCAAAAACGGGCGTGTAAAAATCCGTCAGCTTGACCCGTTGCCGCTGTCTGTTCTTGCCGTTATTCCTCGCCTTACTGTTGGGGGATTCTGATGATTGATGTTCAAATTATTCCCGCTACCGAAGAGCATCTTCAGATGATTTTGCCGGATGTTCGTCAGGCTGATATTGACGAACTGTATGCGGTATCGCTGATGACTACCGAAGATGCGCTGCGCGTTGGTCTTCGCACTGCGACTATGGCCTGGTCAGGGTTCGCGAACGGAGAACTGGTAACCATGTTTGGTGTATCTCCGGCGTCAATGATCGGTGGCAATGGTACGCCCTGGCTGGTAGGAACCAGCCGTATTGAAAAATATCAGAAGACATTTCTGCGCCACTGCCGCCCTGTATTGCAGCAGATGCTGGCAGTTTATCCGCGCCTGGAAAACTACGTCGACGAGCGAAACCATGTTGCCAAAGCATGGCTGCACTGGCTTGGATTCAGGCTTGAAGAAGCCGCGCCTTATGGTGCTCTTGGTCTTAATTTCCACAGATTTCACATGGAGAGAAAATAATGTGCGATCCGGTTATTGCTGGTGGCGCAATGCTCGCCATGAGTGGCATTCAGGCATACACCCAGTACCAACAGGGAAAGTATGCCTCGAAGGTTGCAGAAGCGAACGCAGATATAGCCACAGCTCAGGCAAATGATGCAATAAACAGAGGTAACGCTGAAGCTGAGCAACGACGCAGAGAGACCCGACAGCGGCTTGGTACACAGGCGGCGACAATGGGGGCTACCGGCGCTGATTTATCTACAGGTAACGCGCTGGATATATTTGGCGACACTGCCAAGTTTGGCGCTCTTGATTCGCTGACGACGGTGAATAACGCGCAACGCGAGGCTTACGGTTATCAGGTTCAGGCTGCCAACTATAAAGCAGAAGCCAGTTCAGCCCGTAAACAGGGGAATGTGGGAGCAGCAACAACATTGCTCACTGCGCCTCTGAAGGCATACGGTGCGTACCAGATGTTTGGTGGGACGTGGAGTCCGTTTACTCAAAGCACTCCTGCGCCAATCGGGGCAGCAGCAGGAACCAGATTACCCGGAGGATTATAATGCCAGTCGTACCAACAGTATCCGGACGTCAGGTTGAGAGCCGTGGAGTTCAGTCAGCAGGCTTGCAGACGTTTTCTCAGCCAGGTATTGGTGATGCTTTTGTTCTGGCAGGGGAAGAGGCAATTGATGTTTTTGGGCAGGCAAAACAGCGTGCCAATATTGCCTTGGCTCAGGAGGCATCTCTTAACCTCAGTCAGATAAGCAGTGATTTGCTGAATAATCCTGAAACAGGATTGCTTAACCTGAAAGGGAAAAATGCTATTGGAAAAGGCCATGAGTATACGCAGCAGTTTGATGCTCAGGTCGAACAATTGGCTATGTCGCTGCCGGATGAACAGGCTCGTAATGCTTTCATGCAGCAGGCGCAGCAGCAGCGCATTCAGTTCACTACGCAGGCCGGGCGGCACGAGATAGGGCAAATAAATGCCTACGAAGAAGGCCAGTTTCAGGCGACGCTGCTGAACAATGGTAAAAATGCCGCAGCATTGTATGGCGACAACGCCGCATACGTATTGGCTAATAAGCAAACTTTCCAGCAAATTGAGGATTACGGTGTTGCACATGGCTGGAGCAACGAGCAAATCCATGCCAAGAAAATCGAGTTTAAAGAGAAGGTTGCTGATGCTGCATTGTCCCAGTGGTCGGCAAACAATGCGACCGCATTCATCCAAAGTAATGGCGAGTTAAGTGATACTGCTGCTGGAGCTCGCCGTGCTGTAGCAGATAGTGACTCTTCCGAGCGTGCCCGTGGCATACGCAACAATAACCCAGGAAATCTCGAATACAGCAAAACTAATCCGTGGGTAGGCCAGACCGGTGATGATGGTCGATTTGCTAAATTCGAAACACCTGAACACGGGATTCGTGCATTAGGGCGGAACCTGATGTCGTATCAGAGGCAGGGTATTGATACCGTCAGCGAGATAATTAATCGCTGGGCACCGCCTGCTGATAAAAATGACACTATGTCGTATATCAAAGCAGTGTGCGAACAACTTGGCGTTTCTGCTGATGAGCCTCTCGATGCATCTAATCCTGATACCCTGAAGGCGCTTTGTGCAGCCATTATCCATCATGAGAACGGTAGCCAGCCATACAGTGATCAGCAGTTAACTGCTGGTGTCAGTGCAGCACTTGGTTTATCAACAATTCCAACCAACACCAAACGCTATACCGGTAATGCAGCATTCGATGCGGCATCTCCTGAGGCGCAGGCAAGTTTTATGCGACAGGCGGATCAACTGCGTCGGCAGCAGCAGGCTGAATATAAAACGATGATTGACAGCCAGGTTCGCGATGCGACAGCTGCGTATATGCGTGGCGTTGAATTTCCTAACCCACCTGGTGAGGCTGATTTTATTGCAGCTTATGGAGTAAGAGAAGGAAACCTGCGATATACCGAGTTCAGAAATACGCAAATCGCCGGACAGTATATAGGCTCTTTCCGCAACATGCCGACAAGCAGCATTACAGCATATGTTGAGCAATTACGCCCGGATACTGGTGAGACAGGGGAGGGTTATGCGGCACGAGCCGCTCTTTATGACAACGTTGTGTCGGCTGCAAGTCAGGTGATAAAGCAGCGACAGGCTGATCCTGTACAGTTCTCTCTTGCCGCCGGACAGGCAAAGCCTATCGACATGAGCAATAAGGATAACTTTGGACAGAGCGTTGCCTTGCGTGCTGCTCAGGTCAGTGACCTTGCTAAGTCATATGGCACTCCACTGACGTTCTTTTCCAAAGACGAGGCCAATCAGATCGGTGTTTTCTTTCGTGATGCGCCCGTTTCCCAACAGGCAGCATATCTCGATACCATCAGGCAGAGCACTGGTGGTGGGCAGGTGTATATGTCAGCACTACAGCAGATCAGTGCCAACGCTCCATCTGCTGCCGTTGCCGGGATACTGATGGATAAGCCAGGTGGTATTTTGGCAGAAAAAAACTGGTTTAATCCGGATGTTTCCGTGTCTCCAGAAACCGCTGCGCAGACAATTCTTGCTGGCGCGGCGGCTCGTAAAGGTACTGATGACGCGAAAGGTATTCCGATGCCTAAAGATGCTGATCTTCGCCTTGAGTTTTCTGACATGGTGAAGAATGCATTTGCTGGTGATGCTCAGGGGGCATCAATGGCATACGAGATCGCAAAGGACTATTACGCTGGTGTGATGGCGAAAAAAGGCGTGGTATCAGGCGAAATTGACAATGATATCTGGAAACAGGCTGTTAACGTAGCTACAGGTGGCGTGCATGACTATAACGGAATGGGGAATGTTCTTTTGCCGTGGGGAATGTCTGCAGAGCAATTCGATAAGCAGGTTAATCAGGCTTGGAATGAACAAGTTGTTGGCACAGGGATAAAAACACCGCCTGGTCAGTATGGTTTGCAAAGTTACGGCGATAGTCAGTACCTGGTGAAACTTGGTACTGGTTATCTGCTAAAAGATGATGGTTCTCCCGTTGTTCTTGATCTGACACAGAAGCGTCAGAGATTCTCCGGAGATATTCCGCAATGAGTTACTTTGGCCTTAATCCAGTAAACCAGAATCAGCAGCTTGACGAAGCAGCATCAAATCCAGTTGGCTTTAACAGCGATGTTGGTTTTTTCGACAATGCTGTAGGAGCGGCATTGTCTGGTTTGTACTCCGGGCTGGTGGCAAAGCCAGATCAGTTGCTATGGGCAGGGATGGATAAAATCGTATCCCCGATTGCTCAGCTTGTTAACGAAAACACCTCGCTCAATGACACTTCAGTTTCATACATTGCTGAGCAGAGAAAACTAGCAGAGCAGCAGGTTAAGCGGCTGACGCCTGATGCCGCGACAACCGGAACCGCCGGGCAGGTCCTTTATGGGTTGTTCGATATGGGCGGGCAGGCTGTTGTCGGTACAACGCTCGGTGGTCCGGTCGGAGGTGCTGCGGCGGTAACTTCTCTACAGGGTTTTTCTGAGTTTGAACGGTTGACAGCACAGGGTGTTGATTTCAGGACGGCGCAGGAAGCGGGATTAGTGCAGGGTATTACTGCTGGTGCCGGAACACTGATCCCTATGAGCCTCGGGTTACGTGCTGGTGGTGCGCTGGCGGAAGGTGTGGCGGCTCAGCTTGCGCGGACGGGTGAAAGTTCAGTGCGACGCGCCGCAGCAACAGCAGTACGTGCAACGCCAGATATTGCCTATGCCGCAGGTACAAATATTGCGTTCGGTATGGCACAGCGTGGGCTTACTGCAAAAACGCTTCGTGATGGTGGCTATAGCGAAATGGCTAACCAGTATGATGTGTTGGATCGACAGGCAATTGCTATTGATGCTGTTCTTGGGGTGGCGTTTGGTGGTGTCGGCAGATTTATTAACTCTCGCGGCGAGTCTACAAGCGCACCAAATTTTTCACCAGTTGATATTGATGCTGCACTGGCGGCGAATGCCGCTCATCATGCTGAAATTGATATTGCTCCCGGCGTTCCGATCAACGTGCTTTCGCGTAATTCGCACATTCAGGCTCTGCGAAAAGCCATGTCTGATGTTAGCCAGGGGAGACCTGTAGACGTTGCCAGCATTGTTGAGTCTGCATCTTTCAGTGAAATTCCTGGGCGCAAGAGTCTGCTGTCTCAGGCAGTTAATGAGGCTCTGTCATCTGTAGATGATGGAGTAACGGCGCGCGCTATAGAAAATCGGTTGCTTGAAGAACAGGCCGCGCAGCTTTTGTCGCGTGGCGATAGAAAGGTTTACCAGTCTGAAATCGCTAATAGCCAACGAATTATTGAAAATCTCACTGAACAGCGCGCACAAATTCTTGCAGAAGAGCCAACCGGTAGCGGTAAGGCTTTATCTCGTGCTAGATCAGATAAACAGGCCAGACTTCGCGATATTGACCAACGAATCCGGCAGGCACAAGAACGCCTGGAATTTTCTCGTAACGCGTTGGCGCCGCACGAGCCTGGAGGTCAGTTTTTTGAAGCTCGAGCAGAACTGGCACGACGACAGCAGGCAGAAAGTGAACTTAATGCTCAGGCTGTTTCATTCTATAAAACAGCAGAGGTCAGGACGCCAGAAGAAGTAGCTCCTTTTGAGCCCGGTAAGATATTGCAACAGACAGAACAAAAAATGATGGCAGATCCGGCAGGAGATATTGATCTGCGTATAGCTGAAGACTCGCTGCTTGAATCACCTGACATGATAATCACCGTGCTGGATGATGATGGTAATCCACAATCGCGCAGTGCGCGTGAAGTACTGGATGAAGCGAACAGGGAAAGTGAGCAGGCAATACAGGATTCCAGCCTGTTTGATGTTGCTGTGGCGTGTTTCTTGAGAGGTTAAATTAAATGAGACAGGAATGTATACAAGCGGTCCAGCAGGCGGCGCAGCGCACGTTAACGGCGCGAGAAATACAGAACATTGAAGACCGCATTTATCGAAATATGCGCTCCATTGCTCGTGATGACCCGATGTCGTGGCGACAACTTTCCGAATCAGAGCGGCTGTATCGTGCAGCACAATTGGCATCTGAAGAATTACAGCGAGAAGCGGCATTAAAGAAACGTCGTGTGGCCCTCACTATAGCCGCACGTCAGAGATTGGATAAATTTATCAATAGCTATCAAGGGGCTGATGGGAAACTTGGCGCTCTTAACCGTACTATTGCTTTTAATGCAGACGGTAAATCGAATTTCCTCTCTGTTGAATCCAGAACAAAAGCCACCCGTGATTATGCATTGAGTCAATTGCAGGAGGCATTCGAAGCAGTTGATCCTCGCTTTTTTGGTCTGTTTGAAGATGAAGCGGGCGTACGTGACCTGGTATATGAAATGCGGGGGCAAAATACTGGCAATGCTAAAGCAAGAAAAGGTGCTAAGGCGTGGAGAGAAGTGACAGAGCTACTGCGCCGCCGGTTTAATGATGCTGGTGGGGACATTGGCTATCTCGAAAACTGGGGGATCCCTCAACATCATTCTATGGAAAAGGTTGGGGCGGTATCAAAAGATAAATGGGTTAGCGATGTTATAGGTAAGCTGGATCGCAAATATTATACCCGAGCCGATGGACAACTGATGAACGATGCCGAGTTGTCTGCATTTCTTGGAGAGGCTTATAACACGATCGCTACTGGTGGGCTGAATAAGCTTACTGATACCGGAATGCGAATTTCCGGCGCACGTGCTAACCGTGGTAATGCATCACGACAGATACATTTCAAAGATGCAGATTCCTATCTGCAATATCAGCAACTTTATGGCGATCGCTCTCTATGGGAAATCATGGTCGGTCACCTGGAAGGTATCAGTAAAGATATTGCACTGGTGGAAACATATGGTCCAAACCCCGATCATGTTTTCCGCTCTCTTCTTGATCAGGTGAAGGCAGAAACGGCAACAGCTAACCCGAGTAAAACCGGTAAAGTCGAGCGGCTGGCGAACAACACAGAGAATCTGTACAACTTTATTTCCGGAAAGACACAGCCTGTAGCGAATCCGCACATCGCGCGATGGTCTGACAATATCCGCAACTGGCTGGTTGCCAGCAGACTCGGATCCGCGTTGCTGTCATCGTTCTCTGATCTTGGAACCATGTATCTGTCTGCGAAGGTTACCAACCTTCCAATGAACCAGTTATTCCGCAACCAGCTTGAAGCTATGGACCCAACGAACCGTACAGAACTTGCGCGGGCGCGCCGCGCTGGTCTGGCGATGGAATCTCTACTTGGCAGCGTTAACCGCTGGGCGATGGATAATATGGGGCCGTCTGTGTCTCGTTGGGCTGCAACGGCGGTAATGCGTGCCAGTGGGCTTACAGCATGGTCAGATGCGCACAAGCGCGCCTATGGCGTAACCATGATGGGAAGCCTGGGAGAAGTAGTGTCACGGACACCAGACCTTCGTCGCCTCGATGACTCTGATTTTCGTATCCTGAAAAGCAAAGGGATTACTGACACAGACTGGAGCGTATGGAAGTTGGCGCAACAGGAGGACTGGGGGAACGGTAATAATACGATGCTGACACCGGAAAGCATTATGCGTATCCCTGATTCAGCAGTTAAACATCTTGGTGAGCCTGAACGCGTGAAATTTGAGGCAATGCGTAAACTGCTCGGTGCCGTAACTGAAGAAGTTGATATGGCTGTTATTACACCGGGAGCACGTGAGCAACTGATAACCGGTTCTGGTATTCAGCGTGGAACATGGAAAGGTGAATTAACGAGAAGTGTTTTCCTGTTTAAATCGTTCCCTATCTCGGTTGTTATGCGTCACTGGTCACGCGCTATGGGTATGCCGTCTGCTGGTGGGCGTGCGGCATATATTGCGACGTTTATTGCCAGTACGACCATTCTTGGCGCTTTGTCGCAACAACTTAACGACCTTGCGTCTGGTCGTAATCCTCGAGAGATGACAGGAGAAGATGCCGCAAAATTCTGGCTTGGTGCTCTACTGAAAGGTGGTGGTCTTGGCCTTTACGGTGACTTTTTATTGTCAGATCACACTAGGTACGGAAGCGGCGCGCTGGCGTCGATGCTTGGCCCGGTAGCTGGTCTAGTTGATGACGTAGTGAAGATTGCTCAGGGCATACCGTTAAATGCTGTGGAAGGGAAGAGTGAGCAGACTGGTGGTGATCTGGTGAAGCTGGGGAAAGGTTTGATGCCTGGTGCGAATCTCTGGTACTTGAAGGCGGCTCTCGATCACATGATCTTTAACCAGATGCAGGAGTATTTTTCACCAGGCTATTTGCGTAAAATGGAGCAACGTTCGAAGAAAGAGTTTAACCAGACATACTGGTGGCGACCTCAGGATGTCACTCCGCAATAAGGAAGTGTTGTGTTTTTAATTATTTTGAGTGTGATAATTTCTGGTGTATTGTTATTTATTGACCGCTACAAATATTTTCTTAACCCTCAGACTCAAGCTATTTGCTGGTTCATCTTTGTTGTGCAGGGAGTAGTTCTTGTTGCAAGCCTTATTGAGGGGAGGCCTCTTATTTTTACTGGGTAAATAGGTGACTACATGCAAGCTATAGGATTCATTGTTTATATCGTCGTTGGTCTTTTTCAGTTGGCAGCAATTATGGCTGGGCTTGAATCATGGTGGGGATTGCACTGGATAATTGCAGCCCCCATTGCTTTCATCGTGAGCTATATTCCATTTGTTGGAGCGATTGTTGGTATGGTTGGCGCTGTGGATGTATGGCGGTGGGAGTGGTGGCAGGCTGGCCTTCTCTTCTTTGGTGGGATCATCTTTGCTATTGTCTGCGGTGGAATGTCATCATTTTTCGAATGGCTATCATTCAGAAAAGGTACGTGACATGTCACAGGCCGCTTTCGCGGCCTTTTCTTTATGTGGTTTGTTTTCGTAATTGTTCGGCACAATAGTCGAGATGTGTTTGCAGATCCTGCATAGACATCTGTGAGCTGGTGACGTAGTTAATCAGTGCAGTCAGTTCGGCAAGTGGGCCATCGACATTAAATCCATCCTTATCGAGATCCCGGAGTAATTTCATCAAGTGCGATCCCTCCACCAGTGACCTGACGCCTCCCGGCGTGTGAATCCTTTCGGTAAATCCGTCTTCCAGTGGATAGTGATACTGCTGCATCTTAATCTTCTCCATGCAATAACTGTATATTTATACAGTAGCAAATAATTTGTTTGCTATCCAGCACGTTTTGCAAATTACCTGAAAGGTAATATCTATTCATATTCACAGTCTTTCTATCCATATGTGGTTTTTCAGGTAATAGAATAACCAGATATGCGGCGCAACGGGTGCTGCGACTATCTGGAGATTTAACATGACGGTCTCAACCGAAGTTGACCACAACGAATACACCGGTAACGGCGTTACGACATCGTTTCCGTATACTTTTCGAATTTTCAGAAAATCAGACCTGGTTGTTCAGGTGTCTGACCTGAACGGGAACGTAACAGAATTGGTTCTGGATACCGGTTATACGGTAACTGGGGCGGGCACTTATAGTGGCGGTTCAGTGGTTCTGCCGTCTCCGCTTGCTGCTGGCTGGCGAATTACGATAGATCGTGTGCTTGATGTAGTGCAGGAGACAGATCTTCGCAATCAGGGAAAATTTTTCCCCGAAGTGCATGAAGATGCTTTGGACTACCTGACGATGCTGATCCAGCAATGTTTTGGGTGGTTCAGACGTGCATTGATGAAACCATCTTTGCTTGCAAAATATTACGATGCAAAGCAAAACAGAATTTCTAACCTTGCAGATCCATCACTTGAGCAGGACGCTGTAAATAATCGCTCAATGCGTAATTATGTCGATGCTGCAATCGCCGGGGTTGTTGGTGGTTTTGGTTGGTTTATTCAGTATGGTTCTGGGGCAGTATACAGAACGTTCCAGGATAAAATGCGAGATAATTTTAGTGTTAAAGATTTTGGGGCGAAAGGGGATGGGGTATATTCAGACTCTGATGCCATTAATGCCGCAGCATTAGCTGCTTTTAATAATGGTGGCGGGGGAATATTTTACCCTCCAGGTGTTTATTTAATAGATTCTCCTATCATTCTTTATACAGGCGTTCATCATAAAGGCTCTGGAAAGAGAGCAACATTTCTGTATGTTAAAAAAGGTAGTAATACAGATGTATTTAAAACACATGGCTTTGGCGTTGTGGAAAATCTGTCTGATGCGCCATATGGATTTAGCATAAAAGATATGACCATTGATGGTAATTATCTTGACTTGCAAAGAGATACAAACTCATGGAGAACTTGCGACACTGTTAACAATGACTATGGAACTGCCATTAAAATATTCGGCAGCATGTACCACATTGATGTTGAGATTAATAATGTTGCAGAACATGCTCTCTATTCAGAGGGGTATGGATCATTTCATGATAATCAGGAACACGCCTCTGAAGTGAGGATAACGGGAAGAATTTCAGGGAGAGAGGGGGTTGTGTTCAGGGGGCCAGGTGATATTAACCTGGATTATATTGTTTTTGGCCTGTGTGGACTTCCTCCTTACAGCGCAAGATTAACAGCAACAAGCCAACAAAGCCTTCTTTATCCCGGAGAACCATGTCATGGAATTGTTCTTGATAATCAGTCTCCTTATACAGGACATGTCGATATAAATTACATCCATGTATATGCCGTGTATTATGGCTATGGATTTAAGACGCTGGGTGTTAACCGATTCAATGCGAGGCACGTGTGTGTTGATAATAGTTTAGGTGGTTACTGGTTTACCAACGGGGCACATGGTGTTGTTGCCATCGCAGAAGCCAGGGCATGCGGAAGAATGCCAGATAACTACACTGGCGATTCAATATCTCCTCTCCGCGACATGCTTCTGGATAACGGTACAATCTGGACACTTAACATCAATATAAAAGCACAAAGATATTCACCTTCAATTGATGATGATGGGTATCAGATAGCTATATCAGGCAACAACAATGTAGTTACAATAAACCAAATAGGTCAGTTACAGAGTGATAATACCCCTATTAAAGCCTCGTTTCTTTCTGTTACTGGTGACAATAACAATGTTACTTTTACATCCAAGAGGATAAAAGGAAATTTATGTTACTTATCTGGTGGCGGTAATAACATAAGAGGTACGTGTGATAATTTGTTCTCAGGTGCTGCTTTTATTCGCGACGCAACAAATTCAACAACAATTTGTTTTGCGAACAGTGTAGATATAACTGCGAAGGGGCTTTCTTCTGATTGTACTGGATTTAATAGTATTGGTACATGTGCATCAGAGAATATAAGGTTAATGATTTCTGGTGCTGTTGGATATACGAAGTTTACTGGCGATCGTATGGCTGCAATAAATCGAACTTGTGTTTGGATGGTAATGGCAACAATAGGAAATTCAATTAATGGTAAATCGACAGAGGATTATCTTGAGTGGGCTATGCCTACACCAACCGATGGTGATTTTCATGAGGTAGATATAGAACATAACTTCCTTTATGCTCCAACTTTAAATCAAATTTCATGGGCTTTCAGACAACCCGGTACTGAAGTTGTTGGTGCAACTATTGATTATATAAGACTCATTGGTGTTCCAACAGATACAACATTTAAAATCAGATATAAGTGGTCTGGTGCAGCCGCTTCTGGAAGCGCACCTATAGTAACGTTTCATATAAAATAAACAATTTATTAATTAGTTTTTAATTATATAGAAGGCATCAGTCCCAATAAAATGGGGCTGATTACTTTTCATTGTTTTCATAAAAAGGTAAAAAAATTAAATATTATTATTTGTTTGAACCTGGTTATAGAAGTAATTATTTTAAGGTAACATTAAACCTTATGTGGTTTGTTGTGTATGATAGTCTGTAAGTGAAGAGGTTCGATATGTACAGAAAATGGTGTGTGCTATGTCAGTTCAAATAACATCAGAGTCTTTAAATCAATGGCTTAGTGCTAGTTCTCTGGTTGCAGTGATAGCAGGAGTTCCTCCTGAGGTTGCTTTAGGTGCCTTAGCTGGTGCGGTAATCTTTGTTACCTCTGCTGTCGAGTATCCGATCCGCCGCCGAGTGCTCCTCTCTATGCTCAGCTTTCTTTGCGGCCTTCTCTTTTACAAACCTGCAGCATCAATTCTTATCGGAATAGCCAGTCTGATCCCTACCATCACGAAGGAGTCTTTTGAGAAAGGGATTGTTTTCTCTGCTGGCGCATTCGTGTCAGCAATTGTCGCTGTGCGTATTGGTATATGGCTCTATCACCGTTCCGATAATCCACGCGAGTTAATTCCGGGGAGAAAAGGCGATGGTAACTAATGAGCTTGTTTTGCTTATCACCAATGCACTTATTTGTACTGGCATAGCAATTCGTGTTGTCACATTCCGGCGTAACGGTTCACAACACCGAAGATGGGGAGGGTGGCTTGCTTATTTCCTTATTGTTGCTGCGGCCAGTATTCCTGTTCGTGTCGTCTATGCAATCTGGTTACGCACGCCAATGGCTGTGGATTTATCAGAGGTCATTATCAACGCTGTCATGCTTGCTGCGGTTCTTAAAACTCGCGGTAACGTCGTTCAGATTTTCAAAATAACGAGGTCTAAACATGGAGATTAAACAATTCCAGCGAGCTGCTGGTATTAGCGATGCGCTGGCCGCACGCTGGTTCTCGCATATAACTTCTGCGATGAAAGAGTTTGGTATCAGCAAACCAGAAGATCAGGCAATGTTTATTGCTCAGGTCGGGCATGAGTCTGGAGGCTTCACCCGGTTGCAGGAAAATTTCAACTACAGCGTCAGCGGACTGGCTAATTTCGTTCGGGCTGGGCGTCTCACTCAGGGACAGGCCAACGCATTGGGGCGCCGTGCTGGTGAACCACCATTGCCACTTGAGCGCCAGAGAGCGATCGCCAATCTGGTGTACAGCAAACGCATGGGTAACAATGCCCCAGGTGATGGCTGGAATTACCGTGGGCGCGGGCTTATCCAGATTACCGGTTTGAATAACTATCGTGACTGTGGAAACGGTCTGAAAGTTGACCTGCTGGATAGTCCTGAACTGCTGGCGCAGGACGAATACGCGGCTCGTAGCGCGGCGTGGTTTTTTGCCAGCAAAGGCTGCATGAAGTATACCGGTGATATTGCACGTGTAACTCTGATTATCAATGGTGGCCGGAACGGCATCGACGACCGGCGCGCGCGGTACGTTACTGCCAGTAAGGTGCTGGTCGTATGATCTGGGCATTCGTAAAAGCATACTGGAAACAGTTGATTATCATGGCGGTGCTTGCTGTTCTGGTCATATCAGGAGTTGTTGCCTGGAATGTGCACGGCAGTCGTCAGTACGACGCCGGGTATGCACAGGCGAAAGAAGACCGCAAAACCGAAGATGAGAGAGTTCGTCAGCACTACGAACAGGAGAAATCGATCAATGAACGTGAAGCGCAGCAGAGGATCGACCAGGCGCGCAATGATGCTCTTGATGCTGCCGCTCGCGCTGGCCGGTTGCAGCAACAGCTCGTTGCCATCCGTGAGCAGCTCAGGCAGTATAACGCCATTGTCGGCGCTGGGACGTCAGCCGCAGACACCGGAGTTTTGCTTGCCGACGTGCTCAGTAAATCTCTCGAGAGAAACAGACAACTGGCAGAGTATGCTGACCGGGCAGCCGAAGCCGGAAGAGTCTGTGAAAAACAGTACGACACCCTGACCAGATAGCATGGCATTTTTCATGGTACTGATTTCCGGTGACGGTATATAAAACGGTACGAGGAAAATTGAGCTTTGGAAAAACGTTATCACTCAATTGGTTATGGTGCCAGTAAATAATTGAGTGGGAATAAACCCGAACACTAAATGCTGAGGTTTGCTATTCGTACGAGGCTTCAGCATATTTTGGTAACAAAACCCTCTGTTCATCCACTGGAGGGTTTTTTATGCAATTAAAAAGCCCATAATCCTCACGAATTACAGGCCTGGTAGTGGAAAGACGATTAATTAAACCAACTGTCTGATTTATTCTCTTCTGCTTTACCCACGCTTTTCATCAAATCACGACCACCTTCAGTCATATTCCTGTTAGCGTCAGCTTCAGATTGTACAACATCGGTTTGCGCTGCTTTGTGTTTCAGTTCCTGATCGATAAATTCGTTCTCACGCTTAACGCGCGCTTCTTCTTTTGCCAGCGCCAGTTTTTGCTTCTGAATCTCTAAGTTGCGCAGCTCATCTTCATAACTTTGATCGCGCTTTTTATCCGCAGTGAATTCGGCGTCCCGTTTATCCTGGCGAGCTTTTTTATCCGCTGCTGCTGCTGCCGCTCTTTTATTCGCTGCGGCCTGAGCGTTTGCGCGCCGTTGCTTCTCTTGCTGGATTTCCCTGTTGCGCTCCGCAACCCATTCGTCATGCTGCCTTTGTTCTTCATTTTTGCCTTGCTGTTCAGCTTCTGCGACCGCAGAGAGTTGATCCTGTAATGAAGAGGCGAAAGCCGGGCTACTAACAGCAGCTAATATGGCGGCGCAAAGAAAAACTTTCTTCATGAGTCCTCCTGATAGTTAGCTCTTTTCAGGACATTTTGTATTTGGCTGAATACGCGTTTCGTTATAAGTGGTGGTAATAACAACGGCTAAACCCGTTGTGAACTGGCATTCTTTACCCACCTGGGTGGAGGTGTACACTTTGGTGCCTTCCTTATAAGTTAAAGAGACACCTTCCACTAAGGTTTTATCATTCACCATAGTACCCGCTGCCGCGCCTACAGCTCCGCCACCAACTGCACCAGCCGTTGTTCCGGAGTTACTACCAGATCCAACGTTATGGCCGATAACGCCGCCTGCGACAGCGCCAATAAGTGCGCCAAAGGCTTGCGCATTCCGTTTATTTTGTGAGTTATCTACGGCAACTTTTGCGGGAAGAATGGAGATAATATTAACGGTTTTAGTTTCTTGCTTTGTATTCAGTTGATCGGTTTGATAGACATCGGCGGCATGGTCGTCAGCATTTGACTGGCATCCTGCCAGGGTGAATGACGCTAAAATTGCCACAGGCAGAAAACATTTTTTAAATTTCAT